CTATATCACCAGATAAAAAAGTTTTTTTCAAAATAGTAGTACGATTTAGATTATCACCTAAATAAACTATATCCTGATCTTGTTTTTCCAATTTAATTGTTTTTCCTTTTAATCTTAAAGTGTCCGTAAAATACAGTATACCTGCATCTAATTTTAAAAATTCTATAAGATTATATTTTTTCATATTCTTGCTCCTCACTAATAACCAAGTAATACCAGACTAAAGAAGCATTGTCAAGTCGTATATATACAAAAAAGTTATTTTTCTCGACATGCGATGACTTGGGGGAAACATTTCCCTTTCATTCCTTTATAGAATAAGGCATTGAGTAGGAACATGTGCTAGCACATGTCTAGATTTTTTTTTAGTTTTCTCTGTTAATTATGCAGTTTCCTAAAAACTCAGGAATCAAAGGGACTACACTATTACCGAGTGCTATAAGCCGCTGCATACGGCTTCCTCCATCTGTCCAACCAATAGGATACCCCATAAGCCATTCCACCCAATCAGGGTTCAACCTCTCATCTTTTAGCCTCGGCACTTCTAAAGGTTCTTTTTTCCATTGCTTAATTCCTCTGCTGCAATAGTACATGCCAATCTGCTCTTGTGAGCATATTGGGCTAGTTTCCTTAAATCCCCTACATCCTTGTAATCCCTGCTGGTCGGTGTCGGGAAGAATCTTACATATCTGGCTAGCCCGAGACTCCCTGATATCCCATTCCTGTTGTGTTTTCGGACACTTCCTGTTTTTGTTACCAGGTAAATATCGTCTTTGCTGATTATATTCCCCACCGTGGCATCGCTTGCAGTCGGTGTCGGAAGCATTTTTACAACTGTCTCCAAATGCGGACTCTGTCTCCTCCTTTCCGATGGACAATCTGACTTTACTGTTGCAAGCGGGGTAGGCAATAATCCATATCCTATCCCGTCTGTGAGGTGCGCCAAAGGCGGAAGCCGGTATGCAATGCCACTCTGCATCATACCCGATCGCCCATAAATCTTGCAGGACGCTGATAAGTCCTGTACTTCGAAGGTTTGCCACGTTTTCGATAATTGCATATTTGGGTCTAACTTCATTTATTAACCTCGCAAATTCTTTCCATAGTCCTGAGCGTTTACCAGTTATTCCTTTCTGTTTGCCTGCTACCGATATATCCTGACAAGGAAATCCCCCTGCAATTACATCAATTCTTGGAAGCGTTTTTAAGTCTTTCTTATCTATGGTAGTAATATCAAAAAATATCGGTACGGATGACCAGTGTTTTTTTAATATTTTCTGACAGAATGGGTTAATTTCACAAAAAGCAACTGTCTGCATGCTTGCAGCTTCCAAGCCTATTGAAAAACCCCCGATCCCTGAGAAAATATCTAGAACATTAAACATTATTAAGCTGATCGTTGAAATCCTTATATTGCCTTTCTGGAAATAAAACCGAGACCTTGTCCCTGTATTTCTCTTTCATACGCTCGGCAAAAGAAATGCCAGCTTCATCATTATCGGCTAGAATTACTATCTCATTAAAACGGGACGGCAAATCAGGCAAATTCGTGCTGCTTAATGCCGCATAATAACTTCCTTCGTTGCCCAGCAGTAATTTGGCACTGTAAACCGATTCTACGCCCTCACCAACGTAAAGTCTGTTATTCTGCGTAAATTCCTCTATTGCTACATATCCGCCGCTTAAACGCCCTAGAATCTTGCGTACTGGGCTTATATCCCTCTTAAAAGTAAAATCATCGCTTAAATAAGTTCTTTGCAGGCCTATAAAATTGCCAAACTTGTCCTCAATCTTGCTAATTAACGCAGGATAGAACAATTTATCATTGCCAATACTCGTGTATTGTAAATGCGGATGATAACGCAGAGCAGAAATCTTTAAAGGCACAGGCTTAGCCTGCTGCTTATCCAACTTCCACCTCTTTTTTAAATACAGCTTATCATCGCTCGTAAATACCGCCGTGTTCCATATTTCATTTAATTGCTTCTGTAAAGAAGCACTATTATCTATCTTAGGCTCTTCCTTAACTACAATTGGATTAGTATTGCTGTAATACTCAAGCTCTTTTAAGGCGTCTTTGAAGTCCAAGCCCCTTAGGTTAATCAGGAAGTCAAGACTATCGCCGTGTACGCCGCATGAAAAGCAATGATAGTATTGCCGAGTTACCGATAAGGACGGATTGCGGTCATCGTGAAAAGGACATAAAGCTACGCCCTTTTTAATATCAAGGTATTTTTTCAGGAACTCTCTTACATCTATCTTGTCCTTAATGTTTTTTAAATGATCCTTTAAGGAAAGGTTAGTACTGTAAGTTTTTTTAGATAAACTCTTGTTTTCTATAAGGGGCATATTTAAAACTACGCTTTCCTGATTTTTGCTATTAGGAGTAGTATTGCCTTGATCTGGTGGGGGAGTAATAGGAGGTTCAAAAGAATATTTAGTTATTATTGTTTTATTACCCTTATGTTGTTCTTCTACAAAATACAGCTTGTCATTATTTACTAAATAATCAAGCACCTCATATATTCTTGGCATATCAATATTGCCGTTAGCTTTTCTTGGAAAGATACGAAGCTGAAGGCTTGCAAGTTCTCTAGCTGTCCATGGAGTTTTTGCATATTTTTTCCAAAAAGAATTACCAGCTTTAGTAATGTAATCAAATATTTCGTTAGCAAGGTCGGGAGTATCAAGACATATATCTCCTTCTACAAAAAGACTCTCTGCTTTTTTAGTAATCATCCTGACGTATTCTATAGCCTCTTCCATAGTTGAAGGCGAGATGCTGTTTTCTTCTTCGGCAAATATATCAAGTCCTGCATCAAATCTTTTAATCGCATGGAATATTAAAGATACTTTAGTTACAAATTCTGGATTCCTAGTTAAATATTCCTTGAACATAATATCTTTACAGGCATAGTTCCTCTCTAGTATTTCATCTGCGTACTGACGATGCAGTTTATTGGCCTCTTGCGATCTTTTTATAAAAACAATAAATCCGTTATTTTCTTCTATTGTGTCTGAGTTCTGTTCGGCTTTTTTCTTTTTACCTATATAGATTTGCCGATCAATGATATTGAGCAGTAAATCCTTGAATTTATTATCAAAACCTTCATCAACTGGCTCTCTTTCTTTCCTTTTAGTTTTATCCTTTGGTAGAATATAAACATGCTGGAATCTTGATAAAATCCCGTCATGCCGTTTTCTCTTTTTATAGCAAGTAATAATTTCCTTTATAGTACCGAGGGTAGTACATCCGCTTAAATTCATCACTGGATAGTAAATAATCGGTATTTTAGCATCTTTTGTTTTTCTAAATACCTCATGCGTCATACTTGGGTTATAAAGCGAATTATAAGCCGTTTGATCTTCTTCACGCCCTGCCTTTTTGAAGCTATCAAAAAAACCGCCTAATTCATCCTTGAATAGGAACATATTGCCCCAGCTAACTTTAGCCGCATGTTCTTCTAAAGCTTCTCTTGTTGCATCGGGGACAAAAAATGATCTAGGTTCGTAATAAACTCCCTTAGGATAAGGGGTAGGCTTATATTCCAGTAATATATTGGGATTTTCTTTCTGTTTTTTCTTATGCTCTTCTTCTTCTTTTTTTCTGGTCTTTCTATGTATTTTGCTAAGCTTAGTCTTTAACATCTGTAGCTTTTCTACATATTTTATAATTCTCTTGGCATAACTACTCTTACCTTGCCCAGTTTCGCCAAGTAATACTGAATATAAATTAGGATAGACTTCTTCTTCTTTTGACTGGATCAAGTTACCGAGTAAGCCTCCGATTATTGATACCGCAGAATGTACATAAGCATTAGGGTCGCTTTTGTACTCAGAATCTTTTACCAAGTCATCAGCAAAACTTTTTAGGAATTCGTTCATGCCATTACCTTAAAATGATAAGGATAAACTGGCTCGGCTTTTAATTTATTGACTTTAAGGATGTTTTGTTTTAACATTGATTATATTTTGTTTGAAAAGCCCTGTAAACTATCCCAGTCAGCAGGGCTTTTTAGTTTCTTCTTTTATAAACTTCCTCAAGAATAAACATCTCTCGCTTATTTTTCAAGTGTAATCTTTAAGTACTACCTTTTATATCAATTAGCATAAAGAGTTAAGACTTAGGTTATAGCCGCTTGGAACTTAAACATTCCAGCGGCTTTTTTGTTGCCTAATTTTCTTAAAACCGCTGCCGCTGGTAAAACGCTTCTGCCGCTGGTAAATTTTACCAGCACCTGTTTTTTATACCTCTCAACCCCTTGTAAAATAAGGCTTAGCTGCCGCTGGTGAATTGTCGTTTTTTGGAGCTGCCGCTGGTAAACTTACCAGCACCTGCTTCCCCTTGTAAAATAAGGCTTTGTAGGTGCTTTTTCCGCTGCCGCTGGTAAAATTCTATATACCCTTAGGTATTATTTATTATATATATATATATAAGAGGTATTTGCCTATAGATAATTACAGGTATTTTAGATTCTCACCAGCACCTGCGAAAAAGTATCCCCCAATCCCTTGCAGAATAAGGCTTAGCTGCCGCTGGTAAACTTACCAGCACCTGCTCTTATTTTTAGCTTTTTACCAACGCCTGCTTTCCCTTATTATATAAAGGTTTCTAGAGGGTAAAAGCTGCCGCTGGTAAAATTTACCAGCACCTGCTCTTATTTACCAGCACCACCAATAAAAAGCGTTTTTATAAAACTTTTTGCAAATAATGGTTGACTACTGTTATTTAGTCTGGTATTATACAAGTATAACCAAAAGGAGAAAATATATGAAATTCCCAGTAATCACTAAGCTAGAAGACGGCGATAAGATTGTCAGCATGTTACCTGTTTACAAATACAATGCCGATTCAGACCAAGATTTTAAAGAGCAGATTATAGAAGTCGCATTAAAGAATGCCGAGCATTATGCCGAGTGTTTAGAAAATTATGTAGATACAAACCAAGCCGAGAAGTCAATAGTTATCCAACTAAAGGCTATCATTAATTATTATTTGTCTGCGGCTAGAACAGCAGAAGAAAACCTTTGTTAAAAATAAGGAGGAGTAAAAATATGAGCAAATTACTTATAGTTCCAATTACTTGCAAAGCAATAATTGAAAATATTATAAAATCAGATAAAAACCTCACTGAGAAACAAGCATATTTACTTACCGACATTTACAGCAGGACAGTAAATAGAATGGCGACTACACTTGCTCGCAGGTCTTTTTATGATTTAAACGATTTCACCTTTATTAATATAGATGATGAGTTAAGGGGTTATTCTTTGGAAATAGAAAGATGCAAGTCTGAGACTAGATTTGAATTAATTGATCGTTATATTGGTATTTTTACTGATAGCGAGAGCAAAGAAATATTAAGAATTATTGCGATAGTAGAAAAAGACAAACCAAAAAACAGGTGGTAAAAATGGGAAAGAAAGATGAATTCATCACAAAAGTAGATGCTCATGTTGGTAGAAAGATTTACGAGTTACGTATTGCTTTTGGAATGACAAGAGATACGATAGCTCAAAAAATAGGCGTTACTCATCAGCAGTTTGCTAAATATGAGAATGGCAGTAATAGACTTTCAATAGGTAGGCTTATTCTACTTGCTGGCATATTTAGTAAACCTCCAAGCTATTTTTATGAAGGGATAACAAAATATGTATTAACGCCAGAGGAAGAATCAAGACAGCGTTTAGCATTGGAATATTCCAAGAATTTTAAGGGCATTAAGAATGAGAGTATAAAAGAAGCTGTAAATAAACTTGTAGCTGTGTTAAATAAGTATTCCTAGATAATTTTTAGGAAAATAGATTATGAATATTTCTGATCACTCAACAATTATAGCTTTAGACCTTGGCACTAATACCGGTTGGGCTATTAGAGAAAAACAGGGGTGTATAACTTCTGGAACTGTAAGCTTCAAGCAGCAGCGATTTGAGGGCGGAGGTATGACTTACCTGCGTTTTAAACGATGGCTTACTGATTTGAAAGCAACGCTTGGTGATGTTGAAGCTATTTATTTTGAGGAAGTAAGAGCACATAAGGGAGTAGATGCTGCCCATAAATACGGCGGCTTTCTTGCCCATTTAACAGCTTGGTGTGAGCATCACCAGATAGCATACCAAGGCATCCCAGTTGGGACAATCAAACGACATATTACAGGTAAAGGGAACAGCTCTAAGGAGCTTGTTATTGAAGCTATCAAGAAGAAAGGCTTTACGCCTATTGATGATAACGAAGCAGATAGCCTTGCTTTACTGGATTTTGTGCTGCATGGTCAAATCAATTAATAAAGGAGGAAATATGAATTTAATAGAGGCTTTAGAATTAACATTAGAGGGGAAGAAAGTAAGAAAACGTGATTGGAAAAATAAGAACTTTATTTGTTCGATTTTAGAATATGGATTATATGATGAAAATTATATGGAATATAAACTTATTATTTCTTGTTATAATGATTTATTTGAAGATGAATGGGAAGAATATACAGAACAAAATAAACAATCTCGTCAAAAAGTTAGTTTTCTTGAAGCTTTAAAATTAATTAAACATGGTGGAAAAGCTGTGAGGGAAAACCACACGGCAATTATGAATTCTGATTTTATTTTTTTAGATAATTTATCTACAGAAGATATAGAAGCTACCGATTGGTTGATTATTAAATAGATACTATTATTCGGTTTTTAGAATAAAACATAGATCTTGTTTTTTAAGGAAATAAACATTATAATACGCCGAATTTTAATATTTATATTTAGCTTATGACTCTTGATGAAATAATGTCGCTTGATGCAAGCGATGTCCGCAGGACTAGAAAAATAAAGAAAATACTTGTTAACCAAGGCGTTGATCCAGTCAATTTTGCTTTATACTTTACTTCAATAGCTAAAAAGGAAGAATTACAAGAGTTCTCGCAAATACTTGTGGAAAATGTTAATGTAAAACAGGATACCTTGATTTTTGCCCTTGATTCAATCGGAGCTTTTGAGGACATCTTGATAGAAGCAGCAGAAAGAGCGGAACAGGAAAGAGAATAATAATGTCTATAAATTGGCAAGTAACTAAAGTAAAAATTAATGACTTGAAAGATTACGACAAGAATGCTCGTAAGATTTCCAAGGATGCACTTGAAAAGCTTGCTACTCATATAAAACAGGATGGATATCATCAACGGATTATCTGTAATACAGATTTTACTATTATCGGCGGTCATCAACGTAAAAAGGCTTTAATAATGGCAGGCTTTGATAAGGAAGATTTTATAGAGTGTTTAATACCAGATAAAGAACTCTCAATAGATGAAATAGACAGGCTTAATATTCGTGATAATATCAGTTTTGGTGAATATGATTTTGATTTATTAAAAGCAAATTTTACCTTACCTTCCCTAAAAGAATATGGTCTTGATAGTGATTTAATTAGAGCATTGCAAAAAGATGAGGATAAAAATCTCCTAGAACAGGAAGACGCAGAGGTTGAAGCTTTATCTTTAGAGCCTAATGCTAAACTTGGTGATATTTACGTTCTTGGCAATCATCGTTTAATGTGTGGTGATAGTACTAACCCGCAGCATGTTGAAAAACTAATGGATGGAGCAAAGCCGATTTTAATGGTAACTGATCCGCCTTATGGGGTGAATTATGAGCCTGAGTGGAGGGAGGAAGTAAGCAAAGGAGCTAGAAACACAGGCAAGGTACTAAACGATGATAAATATGACTGGTCTGATGCTTATGCGTTATTTACTGGAGATGTAGCTTATGTCTGGCATAGTACAAAATACACTCATAAATTTGCAGAAAATCTGGAAAATTGCGGTTTTGATTTAGTGAATCTTGTTATTTGGAAAAAACAGCATTTAGTATTAAGTAGAGGTGATTACCATTATCAACATGAACCTTTATGGTATGCCGTGCGGAAAGGAAAAAAGCATAACTGGCAAGGGCAGCGTGATCAAACAACAGTATGGGATATAGATAATAATAATTACGGAGCAAAAACAAAGGAAGAACAAACCGGTCACGGTACGCAAAAGCCGCTTGAATGCATGCTTCGGCCTATACTTAACAACTCCGCGCAAGGTGAGAGTGTATATGATCCATTCGGCGGTAGCGGTACTACGTTAATTGCCTGCGAGAGGTCAAAGCGTAATTGTTACATGATGGAGTTATCACCTGCTTATGTTGATGTTATAATAAAAAGGTGGGAAAAGGAAACAGGACAAAAAGCAATACTGGAGGCTAATGAGTAAAGAGCAAGAAAAGGATAAGGGAGGGAGGCCTCCTATTGTTCTTACTGAAGAACAGTTAGAAGAATTAAAGATTTTGTCTGTTACTTGCACTCTAGATGAGATAGCGGATTATTTCGGTATATGTAAAGAGACCTTTAGGCAAATAAAGATAAGGGATGAGGAGGTTTCTAGTCTCTATAAAAAAGGGCTTATCAATGCCAAGAAAATGGTAGGTAATAAAATCTTTAAAAGAGCTGTTATTGCCGATGATTTAACCGCTCAGATTTACTGGATGAATCACAGGGGCGGATGGTTAAAAGAGCTAAAAAACGAAGAAAATGAAATCAAGGATAAAGAACTAAAAATCACTGTTGAGATTAAAGAACACGAGAATCTTGATAAGTTTACGCCAGAGCAAATAAAGCAATTAAAAGACAAGGGGAGTTTGTAATGGAAGCAAAAACATATATTTTTATACATGCACTCTAAAATCACTATTCCCCTTTATTTACATCCTATTTATAAGCATCATTATACATACATTGTATTACACGGGGGAAGAGGTGGGGCAAAGTCTTTGTCCATTGTTGATTACCTGATTTTTAAAAGTTTTGAAGATAAAAATTGCCAATATCTTTGTGCAAGGGAAATACAGAACTCGCTTCTAGCTTCTGTATTCTCGGTCTTTCAAGAGAAAATTTATGATCTTGGATTTAGCGATTATTTTAGAGTGGTTGAATCACGAGGCTTAATTCACAATATTACATCTGACGTAAAGATTCATTTTAAGGGATTATGGCGTGATCCTAATGCTATAAAAGGTATTGTAAACTTGAAAAGGCTTTTTATAGATGAAGCCGCAAGTATTTCAAGACACAGCTGGCGAATAGTAACACCAACAGTTACAAGGGTAGATGCTCCGCAAATTATAGTTGCTTTTAACCCTGAATTTATAACCGATATAGTATACGAAGAATTTATTGCTAATAGAACCAGAGAGAATTGTTTTATTAAGGAAGTTTCTTATAGAGATAATCCTTTTAAACTACCTGATGAATTCTTTGCCGAGCTCGAGTCTCTTAAAAAAAAGGACTATGATGAGTATTTGCACGTTTATGAAGGACACTGCATAAGCAATTCAAATATCAAGATTTTTAAAAAGGGAACGCACTGGGACGTTTCGGCTTTTGAGGAAGAAGAATCAGTCGAGCTTGAATATGGTTTAGACCTTGGCTTTACTCCATCGCATCCTACTTTTGGCTTGCGTTGTTATGAGAAAGATAAATGCCTATATGTAACCCACGAGGCGGTGGTAATAGGCAAGGATATAGATGAACTTCCTAAATTCCTTGTAGATAACTTACCTCACATCAAACATCACACTATTTGGGTTGATTCTTCAAGACCAGAGACTATATCTGCTATTAATCGCACATGGATAGAAGAAGAGAATTGTTATTTACTGGCAAAAGGCGTAGAGAAAGGGCAAGGTTCGGTAGAGGACGGCATAGATCACTTAAAATCTTATGATATGATTTATATTCACCCTCGTTGCAATCATCTTATAGATAATTTTGACAGATATAGCTATAAAACTGATAGAAAGGGCAATATTCTAAGGGATGTGGAAAAGGCTAACGATGATGGAATTGATGCTTTAAGGTATGCTAAAGAACAGACCATGAAAGATAAAATGGTAAATTATAAAAAATGGAATTATAATAATCTCTATTATTGAAATAGTTTAATTTCATGAAGCATAAACAATGCCCCTCTTGCGAGAGTTTTAATATAATCTTTGACGATCGCTTTCCAGTGTTAGATACTAACCCACAAATATATAGTTATTTATGCAAAGAATGCCATCAACATTTTGATAATTGGTACGAGGATTAATGGGAATTTTTGACAAAGCAAAAAGCACGATAAATTCGCTGTTTGAGAAAAGAACTGACAGCTGGATTAACTCAAACACTGGTCTAGGGTTAAATAGAGGTAGGGTTGGAGCAACGAGAGTTAAGCAACCTGCTATTCTTGGGTTTGACGACTTATCTAATTTATACACAAGTAACGGGCTTGCACGCCGTATTGTAAATTCTCTTGTTGATGACTCAATGCGTGGCAATTTCATTGATGTAAGTGATGATGAAGTAAAGGAGGAATTAAAAAGGCTTGATCTTATAAAATATATAAAAGAAACCTGTTATTTTAGCCGTTTGTTTGGTGGGGCGATGTTAGTTGCTTTTGTTGATGACGGGCTAGATATGGATAAGCCTCTTAATGAAAAGAACTTGTATAAGATAGTTCATTTTAAGGTTTTTGATAGACAGTGGATTACCTGGTATGAAAATGACATTATCAGACCTTATTTAAGTGAAAGGTTTGGATTGCCTGAGTTTTATTATCTTAACTCGCCGTGGCATACACAAGAACTAATGTTAAAAGTACATCACAGTCGATGCTTTTTATTAGATGGCGTATGTACTACGGAAATGAGGCGTAGGCAACGTCAGAACTTCGGGGACTCGGTCTTGCAAAGCTGTTTTGATAATTTACGTCAGTATGGCTTGGTAAGCGAGGCTTCTGCTGAAATAGTTAATGATTTTATACAGGTTATAATTAAGCTTAATGGTCTTGCTGCTAACATGACAAGACAAGGAGGTAAGGAGGACTTAGCAATGCGTGCTGAATCTCTTGATCTTACCCGTTCAACGGCGAATCTTATTTTTCTTGATGCTGATAAGGAAGACTACGAGAAAAAGGCTAGTTCTGTTGCGGGATTAAGCGATTTGTGGGGTAAATTTGCAGAAAGTATGTGTGCTGCAACTGGCTATCCAATGACTAGGTTATTTGGTCGTTCCCCCGGAGGTCTTAACTCAACAGGTGAGAACGACATGCGTAATTATTATGATTTAGTTTCTGCTTATCGTAATGACGAGCTTGCCCCGCTTCTTGATTGGCTTATAAAGCTTATAACCTTGCAGAAAACTTGGGAAGGTGAAAAGGAGGTAGAATGGAACTTCTGCAATCTTGTTGAACAAACGCCTCTTGAAAATGCAGAGCTTAAGAAAAAATATGCTGAAATTGATGCGATATATATTGATAGGGGAGCAATTGATGCAGGTGAGGCTTGGCAGGAAAGATTTGGCAAGGGAGAATTTAAGGAAGATATAGAGCTTAAGAAACTAGAGCCAGAAGATCAGGCGATAGATCAAGAAACAGAGGCAATGATGAGCTCTATTTTAAATAAAGAACAGAATGCTAATCAAGAAACGGCAAAGCAGGATAGAAAAGATAAACAAGAACAAGAGGCTATAAGGAGTCTTCAAGAACTAGTAAATAAGTTATAAAAAAATAGCCGCTGTGACCATGCAACGGCTATTCCTGAAAATGACTTAAATTTAAACAAGTAAACCTATCTTAAAAATTTTTTCATAAAATGCAAGTAGAAAGTCAATTATTAGCACAAGGAATTGTAAAATTAGCTAAAAAAATCAAAGATACCAAGTATGTATCGGCTATTTCTTGTGATGAGAAAGCTTTAAAAATAGATTACAGTGATGGTTGTAAACAGAAAATAGAATTACCTTTAATAAAAAAAGAGATAATTACCACTGTTGATAACAGCAAGGAAATTTTAGAGATCAAAAAACAGATTAACTGCGATTTGGAAAAACACTGCGCATCTTTTAACAAAACCCTTGAAAAACAATCAAAAGAACTGAAGAAAAGCAAGGAAGAACTAGGGTCAGAATTGGTAGCGCATGTTGACGGCGAAATAAAGAATATCGCAGCGAAATACTTTAATATCGCCAAGAATGACAAAAATGAGATTCAGGGTTTATTAGAGGAATTAGAGACGAAAGTTATTGCCCTTATAGATCAGGCAATTAGCACTATTGAAGTAAAAGATGGCAAAGATGCCGATGAAGATAAAATCATTGCAGAGATTAGTAAGCAATTAAGTGGTCAACTAGCAGAAGAATTACAAAAAGGTCTAGAAGAAATAAAGCAGTCGTTGCCAGAAGTTAAGGACGGAGCAGATGGCAAGCCCGCTGACGAAGAGGCTATTTTCTCAAAGCTAGAAGGAAAATTGGAAGCCTTAGTTCTAAATTTCAAGGTCAAGGATGGAATAGACGGGCAAGACGGCAGAGATGGTCGGGATGCCGACGAAGAAGCTATAACAGAAAGAATTAAGCTTTTGTTATTGGATAGGCTTAATACTTATGTTTTAGAGGCAACATCAAAAGTAGATGAGGCTTTAATAAAAAAAGAAGAAGAGCTTAAAATAGCCATACTGGATATTATAAAAGCACAAATAGCTCTTATTCAAGAGCCACGGGATGGAATAGACGGACGGGATGGTCAAGATGCCAATCAGGAAGCTATAAAAGCACAGGTATTAGCCGATGTTGAACTATACGTACAACAAAAGATGCTATCTTCGTATGCTCAGTTAGAGCAGCTTGTTATTTCTCTAGTTAGTAACATAAAATTACCAGAGCCAATTAAGGGCGATAAAGGCGATCCTGGACCAGCTGGCAAAGATGGACAGAGCATTAAGGGTGATAAGGGTAATGGCATAAAAGACGCTAAAATAGACCCGACTGGCGAGCTTGTTATTTATACAGATGAAAAGAAAATCTACGCTGGTAAGGTTTCAATTAACTATGCCATGGGCGGCGGTGGACTTAGCGGGGATAGTGTTTTATATACTAACTCAAAACCCGTCCCTTTTGACGTTGGCTGTGTCAAAGCAGGTACTAGATTCAAAAAAGCTGATTTAAGAGTGCTTTTTACAAAGCTATTTTATGGTTTTGATTTTCCTGAGTTTGATCTCTTTTTTGTTGAAGATTCAAATAACGTCAATATAGGCGGTAGGTTTGAAATTGGCTATACAATACCAGCTGGCGACTATTTATTTAATTTTAATATTATTAACCCTGAATTACTGCAAGAGAAAAGCATATTTATTGAACATGACGGGGTATTACTAGCCGAACAATTAGATAACATCTCACCAATAACTATTGCTTTGACTGAATTTCAAAAGGTTACTGCTGGCGATACTGTTTTTAAAATATCGGGTTATGATACAACAGGCGTAACTTTTCAAAAGGATTATATAGTTCAATATCAATATAGAATATATTACGGCGAATATACGGATGATATAGAGGATACAGGATTGCCTAATCCACTTAGCATACTTAGGGCAACTGAACTGGTAAGCGATATAAAAAGCGAATACTTTTTTTTAGGTGTTGGCTATAAATGGTTCTGTTATCCTGAGAATCTTGGCGAGAATTATATATTTTATGAATTAACGAGTGATATTGCTGTTATTTTTGAGTATCCAAGAAAAATAACAATTACTAATGAATATGGGGTAGATGTAACTTATAACTGTTATAGAACTACAAACGAGATTAACCAAGAATTCACTATGGGGATAAAATAATGGATACAAATACAATCAGAATATTCAGTTTTTGCGGCGGTGGAACTAAGGGCTATGGTTCTAATCGTTTTATGCAAAAGTTTATTCAACAATGGGGGATACCGCAAGCTGATTTCTGGAAATACGCTGATGTTATGTGCGGTACATCTATTGGAGCTATACTTGCGTCTGGTTATTCTTTTGGCAAAACTCCTGATTATATGGAGGGTTTTTTCTTAAACCAAGCAAAAAGAGTATTTACAATCAGAACAGCAGCGGACGTAGCATCTGGTAGCCATAATGCAAGTCAGGATTCAAATAGACCTAATCTAGCTCAAAAGTCTTTTATGTTTGCTACTGACGATGCTTTTTATAAGTCCGCTTATGAAGACTCAAATTATGGAAGCAATAAATTACAACAAATACTTGTTGATAATTTTGGCACGAATACTTTAGCTAATCTCAAAACCCCTATTGTAATACCTGCTTATGAGGAAGATATGAGTAAATATGTAGTATTCTCCAACTTCAATGATCCAGCATATTTTATAGGAAATACTGAAACTATAGTTAATGTCTGTAGAGCTTCAAGTGCTGCTCCTATTTATTTACCAGCTCATAATTTCAATGGACACTATTACAGTGATGGAGCGTTATTAGCAAATGATGCTATCTTAGCAGCAATAAATTTAGGTTTAACTGTAAAGCCAAATGCTACTAGGGTTGTTATAGTAGATGTTGGAACTGGAATAGGAAATATGAGTTTTGATGGTAGCGGTGGGGCATCAACAGATTTAGAACATTCAGCGGTTAGAGCCGTAAAAATCATGAACGTTGCTATGACTGGAGCGGAAGAATGGAGTAGGTATTATTTAGATTATTTAAGTAATAGGCTTGCTCGTGATGTATATTTTTATAAGTTTCAACCTAAATTTCCAGAAGATTTTCCTAATGAACTTGATAATAGTACGCCTGCTTGGTTTTCACAACTGGCTAATTTAATTGATACTCATTATTCAAATGAAAGTGATGAAATCTCAAGCATTATCAATCGTCTTGGAGCTTAAAATAAATGGGTCTTTTTGTTACTGACTATATACGCCCAGTCTCGCTACAGGACAAATACCCTACCCACCTTGATATATTCGGGAAAGGGGGGATACATTCTCTTGAAACTATTTTAGAGAGGGATAATATTTTTACTCCTCGCAGAAAAGAAGGTATGCTTTCTTATGTAAAAGAAGACAAGTCTTTTTATGCTCTCTTTGATGGAATCAGTAATCAAAATTGGAAAAAAATTGCTTATTTTAATGAAGACGGCTTTAACGTTCATCAAACATTAAAACATGGCTATATCTTTGTTGGCGATAAAAATAAGATAGCAAGGCAATCACCTATATTAATTGACGTACGACAAGATATAATTGATTTAAAAAGGAAAATAGGAAATTTTGAAGAACAAAAAAAACTAGATTATAATAGAATATGGATAGGTGATTATAATAATGAACCGCAAGAGAAATTACAAATAGGGGTTATAAATTTACCAAAACTTGGAGCGGCTACATTTCCTTATCCTAGTTTTATTCCATTACCTCCAGTTGCTATACCAAACCCAACTTTTAATCCTTTGTCGGGATTTGATTGGTTAATGTCTGGTCCATGGCTTCCTCAAATATTTGCAGGAAGTACAAATACTTTAAATACTTCTTCTGAGACTGTTATTTCAAGTTCTCTTGCTATGACACAGGTAAAAGTAGCTCAAGCTATAAAAAGATTGGATGTTACTGGTTTTATAGTCAAAAGTAGAAATATTAGTTTTTCTTGGGAAAACCCTGCAATGTTAGCTGTTCCAGAAACTATTAAACAATTATATGGACTGGAAACAAATTATACTTTTACAAACGCTCAAGCTCTAAATGAAATAGGAGAAGGGTTGTTAAAAAATTCTTTAGATGGAACGCTTACTGTCGCTACTTTAACTAAAGATAAAATATGGAAAGGAGATATAAATAATAAACCTATAGAGGTTGACTTTCCTGTAACGTCTCCTGCTGATGCTACTTATATATTAAAAACACCAAATGCAAATTTACCAAATGCGCAAGCTTTAAGTACTGTTGGCTCTGGTATATTAAAAACAACTATTGGAGGGTCACTTAGTATTGCATCTGGCGGGAAAGTTCCTATTCTTAATGATTATGTAACACCAGAAAATTTACAGGAAGAAACCAGCGCAAGGATTTCTTCGGACGCTGCTATCCAAACCGAATTGGAGGCTCAAATTGCGGCAATAACAGGTTACGGCTCTTTAGCTCTTTTAACTGAATTTTTAGTAAATTTAGGGTGGTCTACTGGATATTCAGAGTATTTATGGAGTAAATATAGACCTTTAAGAACTCATAACAAATTCAATGAGACTGACAATTATAGCTATGATGCTGGTAATATTTGGTATGATGCAAGTCATATAGGAGCTGCTGGTTCATTTAAACCGGGTCTAAGAATTACGTCTTGGGATTCTTCAACATTTTTTGCAAATGATTTATTTCCTGTTTCAATGGGATTGTTTGGTTATAGAAATCAATTGGGATATGTAAGTGCTCAAGAGGGTTTTGTATGGCAAAGTTATATGGAAAACAATAGTTCACATTCTCATTATAGATTTCCTAAAAACTTTGGTATGTATTATGTAGGTCATAATAACGAACAAATAGGTTGGGATAGAGGAGAAACCTTACTAATGGAATATAATTATTATGATGGAAAATTCTATTTCGAGAAAAAAGCTGATTTTAAAGATGAGGTAAGGTTTTTAGGGCAGATAATTAAAATTCCAGTTGGAAATACTTCACAAAGACCTGTTAATCCTATATTAGGACATTTTAGAATCAATACTGATGCAGTAGAACCAGAACCGGGGCCTATAGTGGATTTAAATATTTTTGGTACTGCAAATCAAATAAAAGTTCTGCGTGTTGATAATCAATTTACTATTTCTTTAGAGGAAAATACAAAACTTCCGGGTAACGCCTATACTAAAATTGCCGTTGGTAACTTATCACAAAGACCTTTACTTACTGATCCCGGAATGATAAGATATAACATAGATTTTTGATCTATATCTTACGAGAAATTATGGCTCAGGCAGCGTTACCTATCGGTAAATATGAATTTAACGACGGCACTTCTTGGTTTTCATTAGCATCTGAAAGCTGGGTTTTAAACACTATTGGTAAAATTTCACCTTGCGCTGTTGCAACAACTGCAAATTTAACAGCTACTTACTTAAATGGAGCAGGTGGTGTTGGCGCAACTTTAACTAACTCGGGAAGTTTTGCAACTCTTGCTATTGATGGTGGTAATTTAATTGTTGGTAATAGAGTTTTAGTTAAAGATCAAACTACTCAAACTCAAAATGGTATATATACAGTAACTAACGCAGGTAGTGCATCTGTAGCTTGGGTATTAACTAGAGCAACAGATTTGGATTTTTATACCCAATTTATTAGAGGGTTAACAGTTGAAGTTTTTTCTGGTGCTATCAATAGCCCTAAAATCTTTATGTTAACAAGTGCTGTAACTGTAAATATTGGATCAGCAGCTGTAGTTTTTTCAGAGTTAAGTTCTAATGGTTTAAATAACGCTCTTGGTACAAGTAATCAGATTACTGTAACAGTTGCTAGCAATGTCGCAACTGTTAGTATTAGTGCTAACCCCGTATTGCCTGGTACTGCATCGGTTACTATTCCAACTGGAACTACCGCCCAGCGACCAGCTACTCCAACTACTGGAATGTTAAGGTTAAATACTTCTTTAACAACTTAACTTATGTAGATATGGCAGCTTTAGAGTTTTACGATGGTACTAAATGGGTTGTTGTTGGTTCACAAGGTGTCAAAACTGTCACTGGTGGGAATAATATTATTATATCAGGAAGTGCAACTAATCCAACTGTCTCGTTATCTGATAGTGTTACTATACCTCAAAATTTATCTAGTCTTAGCGTTATTACTTCGGATGGAGGAACTTTTGGAGGACAAAAAGGTATTAATCTTCCAAAAGGAACTACCGCACAACGTCCTAGTTCAGTTTTAGAGGGAACAGTAAGAGTAAATACTGACCCGCAACCTACTGTTAATGTTGGTGTGATATTTATTCCAAACAATATAAAAATGTCTGGAATGGGTTATTTTGGACTTCCCGCTGGTCCTAGTTCACAAAGACCAGCAAGTCCTCAAGATGGTTATATGAGAATAAATACGGACGCATAAGGGGGGAATATGGCTTTTTTAGAAATGTATTTAAATGGCGAATGGAAGAACCTATCAAGTTTTGGTACAGTTTCTAGTGTTGATATACAAAGTAGCAGTTCAGCAATAAGTGTTACAGGAAATCCTATTACTTCAGTGGGTATAATTAATCTGTCGTTTAATCCCTCTGCAATTAGACTAGATCAGTTTGCTGTTCCAACTAGTAATTTAGATATTAATAATAAAAATCTCATTAACGTTGCAACTCCAACTTTAAGTCATCATGCTACTAATAGAAGTTATGTTGATAGTAAGACATGGACTAGCAGTTCTATTACAGATTTTACCACTTCGGTAACTAATACGGCTAAACTTATAAGCTTAAACCAGTTTGCTGTTCCTATGGCGTCGTTAAGCATGAATAATTATAGAATTACCAGTGTATCTGATCCTGTTAATCCACAAGATGTAGCTAATAAGTTGTGGGTCGAAAATTTAATAGCTGGAGGAGGAGGAAGTACTATTAACTTAACAGGTTCTGTAATTGGTAGTGGTACTGATACTATAGCTACTAGTTTTAATAGATTTCAAACTATAGACAATGTAGATAATACTCAGACTTGGACTTATAACTTAAATGTTGATACAGGGCAGTTAGTTTCGTATCACAACACGATTCTAAGTGATACTAGCGCTCTAATTAGAAAATTTATTGATAGAATAGCCCGTAAATCTCTTACCGACAATCAGTTTCAATGGGAGTATGATATAGACACAACGTCTATCAGTAATTATCAGTCTATAAAGATGAATTTCGTTAATGGATATAACAACCCTGGAACTTTTACACTTTTTAGTGCTAACCTAGTTAATAACGTTATTACTGCTAGTTTTAATAGTCCTTTAAGTATTTCAAATGGTACTTTATCTACTCATGCAGTAACAAAAAGCCAGTTAGATAACAAAAAGCTAAATGAATTTCAAGTAAACAATGATGTAGACCTTGGGGTTTATAAATTATCTACTAGCACAGCTCCTACGCAAGGTAATCATGTTTGTAATAAGACTTTTGTAGATAGTAATCTAAGAAATAATATAAGAACAGGTCAAGTAGTTGTAGGAGATGTTGGAGGAACTACAGGAACTGTAGCTTTGACAGTCTCAGGTGCAATACTAAGTGCAACCAAAAGAAATGGTTATATTGGAGGCGATAGTTTTATAGATATCACCTTTGCAGATAAATCATATACACCTTTTGTTTTTGTTACTGTAAACAACAATACTGGTAGTGCTACTGCTAATGATATACAGGTACCTGTTGTACTTACAATGACCAATACAACTGCAAGATTATTTTTTGAAGAAAACTACTCATCCGCTCAAAATATTGTCTTATTAATATTATTAATAAATCCCAATTTAAGTTAACAACAAAAAAGTAAAAATATGTCAAAAGAACAAGCGAAAACATGGATTGTAACAGATTTTGCGCAATTCTATTTAAGTGAAAAATTATCTCTTGTAGTAGATTCTTTAACAGAGGAAAACTTTGTAACTGATTTAACAGCATTTGTTACTCAAAACAAAACTTTTGCAGAAGAAGAAATACGCAAAAATAATCCTGATGCTGCTGATATGTTAATACAAAAATTAGGTACTTTAGATTATGACATGTTAAAAGAAACCTATTTCATATTATATAATCAACCAGATCCAGTCGTACCAAATATTATTCCCATAAATCCTACTGGGATTGAATACATAAACTGGCTCTCATCAGACATATCAACTTTAAGACAATATGCTCCTGATATATTTGCGGGGGGATTAAATTTAAACAATGATAATACGAAAACAATGCTTGAAGCGGCGTTAAAGGCTTTAAGTGAAATTAACGATGACATTACAAATCTAAAAACCATTTTAGAAGAAATAAACACACTAGGAGTTAAGAAATGAA